TTTGTGTTCTGCAGATGGTTTGTAGGCGTTTCTGCCCATTATATGCCTTTATACGGACAATTTAACCTTGGGTTGGTGGATTTCACAAAATTGTACTTCACAACATTGTTGCCCCACTTTTTCAGCATGATCTTTGATTGTTCGATCTCCCTGGTCCTGGTACGGTAAGAAGCACACCCACCCTTTAATGTAAGATGGTCGGCCATGTAATAAAATTTATTCCACCTGAGAATTTTATGGTGCTTTCTCAATACCTGTAAAGCAAAGTCGTAGTCCTCATTCAGCCCTAACCTGTTGTCATACCGTAACTTAGTCTTTCTTATGCAACAAAAAGGCCCGAGAACCGGGCTTAGTAAACTGATAGGTGAATATTCTCGGTAGAACTTTGGATCGCTTTGAAGGTTGATCCCAAATAAAACGGTGTCCAATTCCCTTGCTTGTTCTCCCCATTCTGTGATTTTTTGCAATAAAAAAGTCTCATCTATGATGATGGGTTTCATTTTTTCGTAATATCCAATGCAAGAAACGTCGTCGTCCATCATCACTGTAGTATCGGCATCCGAACTATCTAAAATGAAATTTCGAATCTTGGCCATATTTCCGCGGAGGGGATCCGGAATCACCAGTAATTCATTATCATTGAATTTTCTGTATTCTTCCGCTTCAAATTCATGTACTGCTAAAATCACAGAACGAAGCCACTCGGTGATCTTGGGCTTGTTTGCCCTCTTGTATGAAGGGGAAAAAATTTTAATCATTCATTTTGTCGATGATATTGGCGCCTCTCAAAATACGACCAATCCCAGCTCTAGTGTAATTGCTTGTGGAATCCTGGGTTTTGACCGTTTTTATCCCTAACTTTTCCTTTGCGGATTCCCAGTCGAGATCATTGTCAAAGTAAAGTATCACATAATTATGCGACTCGAACAACTCCTCTGTAAATGCGACCTCTGGCTCAATCTTCTCGGGAGGCTCTTTCCCTGGATCATCTTCAAAATTCAAATCGTCAAAGCCGATGTCTTCGAGCATATCCCGATCAAAATTTTTAACCAGGGCATCAAAATCCCATTCCCCGGCAATATTCTTATTCAACCTAATGGCGAGTTCTTCGAATTCCTTCTCGTCCAAAAGCCGATCCGGGACTCGAGCCTCAACTTCTGTTTCACCATCAGCCTTTAATTTCTGAAGCCTGGCATGGCCGCCGATCAATTCCCCGTCTAGGTTTACGACAATTAGGTCAACATAACCGAATTTGTCCATGGAATTCACTAAATCCTGGAATCGCTTACCCCCAATTATTCGAGGGTTTTTTGCCCATTCTCTAATATTCTCAATCAGTAAGGGCTTATTGTGCCATTTAATCATGCAATTGCTCTGTCGTGGTGAATTCCGAATATACAAATTCGAATTCTAGGTAAAAAGAATTTTGTTGAATGGCTCTATTTTTTTATTTCTACACTGCAATGCCAGATCGACCATATTCGAACGACGATATTAAAACACTGTTCATTAAATTTGATAGGCTCGATAAACGTCAGGGGGCTATTGAAACCCATTTATTCAGTGAAACAGGATATCGTCCGACACCAGAATCGCCGATGAATGAGGGGTTTGTCTGGAAAGAAATTCATAGTCTTAAATATGACATTCATGGAAATGGCAATATGGGGATGAAAACGAAACTTTTTATTGTGATGTGGGTTTTCCCCTTCCTGTTTTCTGTAATTGGGGCCCTTGGAATGAAATTCATTGATCACTTTTTTTTCAAAAGCTGATACCCACGGTTAAATAAAATCATCGACGATCTCGGCTTTTGGGTAACTCGCCTGAGATTGGATGCTCTCTAATGCATTTAGGGCCGAGTCCATGTCCGGAAAATCACATGCAGAGCTCTCATTATTGCAAATCTCATAACCTCTTTTGGTTGCAGATACAAGCCAGGTACCTGGTGCAAGTCTTACTTTCATTTTTTCCTCTTTATTCGAAAACACTTTAAAATCGCTATTTTAAATCTCAATTTAGCCCTGCCAAGTTCATAAGATTGCATTGTAAACGT